AATTGGTCATTTGATAGGTGATGGTAAAACTCTACCAGCGTCATGGAACAGAACATTTACTAACGAGGAAATAGATGGAATTCTTAAACGAGATCTCAATCGCTTCGAGTTGGGAGTACGCAAGATGCTACCTAACGTGCCTCTTCGACAACATGAATTTGATGCTCTGGTCAGCTTTTGCTTTAATTTGGGTCTTGGATGCTTTCAGCGTTCAACCATCCGTCAAGCGTTGCTTCGTGGCGATAAAGAAGCGGCTATGGAATCGCTAATGAAATATTGTCGAGCTGGTGGAAAGATATTAAAAGGCTTACAAAAACGAAGATTAGACGAGAAACGACTATTTCTTGGTGTATAATAAGTAATCTCAATACTAGAGACTACTATGAAAATTTTAATGATTGATATCGAAGTATCCCCAAATACTGCACATGTGTGGGGAATATATGATCAAAACATTTCTATTAACCAATTATTAGAATCATCTTATACCTTATGCTATGCAGCTAAATGGTATGGTGAATCTAAAATTATGTTTGACTCTATTCAAAAGTCTGGCAAGAAAAAGATGCTTGAATCAGTCCATAAGTTATTAGATGAAGCTGATGCCGTAGTGCATTATAATGGCTCTAGATTTGATATACCTATCCTACAGAAAGAGTTTCTCTTGTCTGGTATGAACCCTCCAGCACCTGTTAAACAGATAGATTTATTACAAGTAGCAAGAAGACAGTTTAGATTTGTTTCTAACAAACTAGACTATGTAGCACAAGCTTTAGGGCTTGGTAGTAAAACAGAACATGAAGGTCATACATTGTGGGTTAAGTGTATGAATAATGATCGTAAAGCATGGAAAACTATGGAAGCATATAACAAGAACGATGTTGTGCTTTTAGAGAAAGTTTACGATAAGTTTAAAGCATGGATTAAGTCGCATCCAAACCATAATGCGTATTCCGCAAATACATGTTGTCCAAATTGCGGTTCACGCAAATTACATTCTCGTGGTACTCAAGTTAGTTTATCTAAAGTTTATCAACGCTTTCAATGTCAAGGATGTGGTTCATGGTCTCGTGCAGTAAAATCAGAAAAAGTAGCAAAAGAAGCAGTTATCAGCATATAGGGAATATTATGAATTTAGAAAAATTATGTGAGCATATTGTGGGAAAAGAAATTGTAGAAGCAGAAGCTTACTACGGTGAAGATGTGCTTATTTTAGTTCTGGATGACGGAAGCCACATCGAAATTAGTGGTGATGGGCTTTCCGTTTATTCTGAAATTCCAGATCTAGACGATTAGTCGTCTACCATCTCTAGCCTTTGTAGTTGAGCTGTTACCTCTGGCGGATTAATAGCTTCTTCGTCACGCATTACTTCTACAAGTTTATTTTTATACCATTCAGATTTAGCTAGATCTTCTTCTGGTCTACCTTTGAATGGATATCTTAAATCATACTTCAATTTAGAACCTTTTAGGTATCCAATAAACTCTTCCTTTGTTAAACGACTAGCAATAATATCTATTGCCTCTAACCCACCTACCAAATAGTGCTTCGGATGATTTACATTATCCATACTTAACTCCTCCTTGATATTTAATAACTGACCTATCTTGCAAAGGAAACATTTGCTTTCCTTTATTTGCTGCATTACCCATTCTTGCTACCATAGTTTTGCTTGCAGTAGGTTTTAACTTTAACAAACCTTTAGCTTGCAATTCTTTTAACTTAACACCATTCATCTTAAAATGTCTTCTAGCGTCTGTATTAGTTCTACATTGCGGCGAATCTATAAACGCCTGTATCTCATCTATCAACTGTCTATTATAATTTCTTGGTGCTCCCATGTCAAACTCCTACCAAAGATGATTTAATATATTTAAGTATTCCATAATCTCTTCCTCGCATTGTACACTCTAATAGCGTATAGTCAAGTAATAATTGATCTATTTTACGTCTATTATATGCAGAATGAAACTCTATTAAAAATACAAGTGGAAAATTTACTAGATTTTCTATTATTTCAATCTCCGCACCTTCTGTATCTATCTTCATAATGTCGCATCGTGGTAGGTGTTTAGAAGACATCACTTTAACCATTTCACCCTCTACTAATTGCCTTTCACCTTGAAATAGACTTGATTCACCACAGTTGTTTAAACCATAGTACATCATGCGTTTACCATCTTCTTTGCCTATAGCTATATTCCTAACGGCAATATCAGTGCCTTCTATGTTTTGTCTTAATAGGTCGTAATTAGCCTTTATAGGTTCATAGCAATCAATCTTTGGGTTTTTAAAGAATTCATGTGCCCATACTGCAAAACCGCCTACATTAGCACCTATATCTATAATATAAGGATTTTCTATAACTCCAAGTGTTGCATATTCACCTTGAAATATTTTACCTACATGGCTAATCATGTTATTTGGAATAATCATACAAGTCTTCCACTATACTGATAAGTTCCTGTATGGACTAATTGTGTCCAAGCAGCACCATGAACCTTTAATCCATTGTCACGAGCTAACTTACAGAAATGATAGTCTTCAGATAACAAGTGATTATTTTCATCTATACTTGTAGCAAAGTACTCTGTAATCTTATCGCCTAAATCAGAATTGTCATTAGTGTCATTCATGTTATGTGTGTATGATGGACATTTGTCTTTTAGTTTCTCAAACACTTCACGTTTAACTAACATAAAGCCTGTGCCACCATGCTTCACTTCAAAAGCCTTATCTGTAGGAACTAGGTCTGTTTCATTTACAAGATTAACTACATACTCACCTGTAAAATATTTTAGTTGGTGATCTGGAACTTTTTTGTCAATAGCAAACTTAACACCAGCCCAATTAATTTCTTTTTTAGGATACAGTCCACAAATAATATCTACATCAGCATCAAGCATTTTAAAGAAATGTTCTGGATCAAAACTAATATCAGCATCTATAAACATCATGTGAGATGCGTCACCTTTTAAGAAGTCATTTACTAATGTGTTACGACCACGAGTAATAAGTGATTCGTTATAAAGAAATGAGAAGTATGCGTCTATGTCTTTAGAGATAAGCCATGCCTGTAGTTTTAACATGGATTCTAAATATGTACCATAACACAATCCTCCGTACATTGGTGTTGCTATAAATAAACTAGGTTTCATATCTTACTCCATGTAGTTGTTCTATAATTCTTGCAAATTGTATCATTCTATCTATTGTCATTGGCTCATATCTAGTTGGGAATACCCTGCTATAAGCATCAATTATCTGTTCTTGTGTAAGTGGTTTAAAGTCCATTATTTGCCTCTGTTAATCTTTTACTGTCATATTTTTTAACATTTGTTACTTTAACGATATTCTTTGTATCTGGTATTAATGGCGTGATTGTAACGTTATGCAGTTTAGATTTAAGGTCTTTAAACCATGACATTTCTTTAGGCTCTGAAGTCATAAGACCAGACCATACAAGTTTACCTGTACCATCAAACTCTTCTACAAGCCACGCTAAAGGTTTCATTAATAAAATACCATCCTTCCTATATGTGTTTTTTTTCTCTTACCAAACCATGTTTTTTTTGGCGGTATAGAGTCATCATGAAAATACAAAGCATTTGCAACTGGATTAGCATATTTATTATGAACAATCGTATCAATAACCAATAGTTTAGTCTCCAGATACGCCCTTTCATTAACTGGATAGTGGGACTGATCTTGGACAGCAAACTGATTATTAGAATAAACGACAGCACATACAGAACGACCCCAGTGACCATCACGAACCCTATTCCGTATAACATTAATGACTCCAATTTTTTCCTCCAATGTTCTTGTATTAACTTCGTGATAAACAGCAGTAGCATAACATGCTATATCTAGCTCCAAATTATTAATGTCCATTTGGCTGATAGAATCCGCTAACTAAAGGCATAATGACATCTGCACCTATTTTTTTAATAACCATTTCTCTAATGTTGTATTTGCTCATTCCAGCTAAATCACAGCATAGATCATAAACATCGTTATCATCAAACAACCATTGTATAGCATCTACTTTGTCTCGTAAAGCTAATTTGTTTTTAGACTTTAAGGTTGTTACAGACCTTTCAGTTGCATTTCTTTTTTGTTTTTTAGGAACATACATAGCATCATCTATTGTTTGGTATAGCATTGCTATCAATAGTTTAGCTTCTGGAAGCTCCGAAAGTCTGTTATTGTCGTCATAGTCTACTACATCATCATCATAATCCATAATGTCTCCGTATTTTCATTAGGGTAAAATAAATGTTTATTAGTTGCTTTTATTATTATAATAGGTCACAATAATCATACAAGCTATGTGGCTTGCATTTTATTAAGGACATCATCATGTGGACAAAACCAGCTGCTACTGAAATGCGTTTCGGTTTCGAAGTAACAATGTATGTAATGAACAAGTAATATCCTTTAGAGAGGGTGTTCCTAGAAAGGAACATCCTCATCTACCTCTGCCTGTTTAGGCTTCACATCACCATCTTTTAGCTGTACCGTTCCAGAAATAAACTTCCCATTCTTTCCTTCACGAATCCAACCTGCAATTCTAAACTCAATACCGTCTACGTTTGCAATCCCAGTGTAATTTGGCTTTTTAGGATTGTCACCTTGATCGTTCTTAAACAATGTAAAGGTGTTAGTGTTATCATACTTTTGTTCTGCCATGCTTTTCTCCTTAAGTTATCTAACTGCGTTTTTACGTCTAGTATAATGCCTTTTTACTACTGAACCTCTAAATGCGTCTGGATTAGTTTCTACTAACTCATCTATGACTGCATGTAGTTTTTCCATATAAGGTGCTTGTCCTTCTTCACCTAAATCCCAAAACTTTCTTGGCGGTAAACCACTAGAAGCCATCATAAGTTTTAGTCTTTGTTCTTCCGTTAGTCTCATTTGATTTCCTTTAGTTTGTTGATTACATCATCTACTTCATCTAAAAACTTTTTTACTTCTGACTCTAACTCTTTTTGGTAAACAGGGTCTGCTTCCACACGTTTTACAAATAACTGTAAATGCTCTGGAAACATTGGGTTATAGCTAACAAAATCACACCATTTACGACCTGTCACCAAAAGCTGAAATTGCACTTGCGGTATGTACTTACTTGGAATGTCTTGTGTCATCAATGTTTCTGTATGCGTACTTCCCATAGGACATTTAATTTCAAGAATACCATCTTCGCCCACCATACCATCTGGACTTGCACCAGCTTCCAAAGTAGGATGCTTAATGAATCCTACTTCTTCCACTGCCCCGAATTGTTGCACATATCTTTCCCTAGCATAGAACTCTCTATCAATTCCATCTTGCATTGCTTGGTTAATATATGTTTCTTGCCTTTCACCTGTAAGTCTTTCACTTACTAGCTGAATTTTGTAGTTACGTCTAGAAGCAGATTCACCACTCTTAATCTTTGCTAGAACATCAGCTACACGACTAGCCGTAACTTTGCCTAGTCGTGCTTGAAACCACTCTTCTGAACGCTGTTCCATTAGATAAAGTCCTCTGCTTTGGTATCTTTCATTTTGATAACAGCACCAGCACTAGCATCTACCACGTCAGATTCAACAATCTCAAGGGCTGCCACCCAAAGATACCTGCGAATGTATGTCTGAACCGCCCCCAAATTTTGCACCTCATGGCAACCTTTAAGAGCAGCAGTAGACATAGGACTTGTAATTTGTGTTTCTGAACCATCTTCAATATCTGTGATAGTTAATGTAGCAATTTCTGTACCAAAAGATACAACTCCACATAAACTTAAATCATCAAATATTTTTTGAATAACTGGTAAAAAATCACCTAGTTCAAAGTATTTATATCCAGCAAATTTATTGTGACCAGATTTAGTAAGATTAGTATTTTGTAATGCTAATCTAGCTTTCATTAATTTTTTATAAACTCCCATCTTGCTTGTCTCCTTTATGTATTTGTTTACTTCCTTCATTTGTTGTTGCATCATTACTTGATCGTGAAACATTTGTTGATCCATAACGCTTCTCCCATTCGTCATTTGACTTTCTAAACTCTTCTACCATGTCATGCAATATTTCTGATACTTTTCTTAAATTAGATGCCATAAAAAATAACTCCAAAATATTACTAAAAACCACTTTACCACATAAAAGAACTTTTGTGTAAACTTTTTTTGTAATCGTTCATTAGTGATAATTCTTATAAATCTATCTATATCCATATCAACTCCTAAACTAGAAGAGACACTATACTCCTAGTAAATATGAATGTCAACAACTATTTTAATTGGGTGGTATTTATCCGACTTTTTATTTATTGCTTTTATTTTTTATCTATGTTAATATGCCTTTACGTTAAATTAAGGAGACAAATATGACGTACCAAGAAGCAGTATCACATTTTAAAACTAAATACCAAATGGCTAAAGCATTGGGTTTAACAAGACAGGCTGTGCAACATTGGTCTAAAAATTTAGATAAACCTATTCCAGAGTTGCGTGCATATCAAATTAAAGATATTATTGCAAACAAACAACAACAAGTTGTACAAGGAGAATAATATGACTGAAAGACAATTATTATTAAAAGCAAAATACGCATTAATTAAAATTCATACTATTTTAGAATTAGCACAAGGGCATACAAATCACAATGGTCTTGAGCTAACAGAGCCAGAGTGGTCAGCTATTTATGATGCTATTCAAAGTGGATTGGATGGTGAAGATGTATAAAATTAAGAACTGGGAAAAGTTTAATTTATACAACACTTCAAACCCAAAATATCGTAAAGAAATGACTTGGTTTAAAATTTATGGTAGGGATGTTTTAAATAATCTAGATTGGTTTCAACTAACATCTGACCAGAAGTCAACACTTTTTGAGTTATGGTGTTTAGCTAGTCAAGATGAAGGAAAATTACCTAGTGTTGATATTATAGCATTTAGACTACGAAAAGATAAAGACTTTATAATCAATACTTTAGAATCTTTAAAGGACTGGTTATGCGATTTGTCTACCCAAAGTCTAGAAGAAGTCTATCCATCGGATGCCCTAGATAAGATAAGAGAAAATAAGATAATATCTATTGTGCGATTTGAAGAGTTTTGGAAAGAGTATCCAGCCAATAGAAAAGTAGGTAAAAAACCATGTATGGATAAATGGACTAACAAGAAGTTGGATAACATTGCAGATAAAATTATTGCTCATGTCAAAGCAATGAAGCAATCTAAACAATGGAAAGATGGATTCAATCCAGCACCATTAACTTACATCAATCAAGAACGATGGGAAGATGGAATCGAAAAAGTAAGAAGTCAATGGGATGGTGTTAAATGAATATAGGTGACGCATTAGAAAAATTAACAGTCAATAAGGAAATCATAAATGAATATTATAAAGGGGAAAATACAAATGCAGAGTTTCTTGTTAAGAGTACGGATGTTTTTACTGAAGATGTCGTTCGATATTTTAATTCTGAAATACACAGCGGCAAATCTTTGGGCTTTATTAAAACGGAAGATGACTTCAAAATAAGACCTGCAGAACTAACTGTGTTGACTGGAGTGTCAGGGCATGGCAAGTCAATGTTCTTGTCGCAAGTTATTTTATCATTAATGAAACAACAAACTAAATGTTTAATTGCATCATTAGAGATGAGACCTGTGCTTACTATTGCTCGTATGGTACAGCAAACATTAAAATCATCAGAACCTACAGATGATTTTATTATTAAGTTTTGTGAACGTGCAAAAGATAAATTATATCTGTACGATCAAACAGGTTCAACATCAAGCGAAGACATGATAGCAACATTGTATTGGGGGAAGCATGTATTAGGTGTAGAAGTATTCGTTATCGACTCTCTTATGAAGATGTCAGATATTTCTGAAGACAATTATGAGAGACAAAAACTTTTTATAGATAGACTTGCTACTTGTTGCAGAGATTTACAAATACATATTTTTTTAGTAGCACACACAAGAAAAATGGCAGACGAACATGAAGTGCCAGATGCTACTCACATTTTAGGATCGAGCCATATTCGCAACCTCTGCGATAACATCTTATGTGTGTTCCGCAACAAGAAGAAGGAATATGATATTGAAACAGGTGAGAAGACAGAAGAAGAGTTAAAAGGATTGCCAGATTGCATGGTGTATTTACAAAAGCAACGTAACTATCCTGTGGAAGGTAAGTGGGGATTTTGGTTTGATAAAAAAGGATTAACGTATAAGGAAAGACCATGACAATAAATGATTTTATAAAAAGTTGCAAGGATATATTTGGCGGTGATATAATATACAAAGCGACATCTAAAGACGGTGTAACTTTTAAATCTAAAGGATGGAGAGACAGTTATGATTCGGTTCGTTTTAACGAAATACAACCTAGAGAATTTCTTGGAAAAGATTAAGACGTTAGACTTATCTAAACGATGGAGAGTTAATGTGTCAGAAGAAAAAGCAGTACGTTCACTAGAGCAGAACGAAAGATTATGGTCGCTATATGGGTCAATAGCTAATTACATTGGCGAAGACCCAAGCACAGTCCATGAGCTTCTAGGTTACAAGTTCCTACGCTATCAAACAGAGATCGCAGGTAATCCTGTAGAGTTAGTTAAGTCAACAACAAAGTTAAGCACAAAAGAAATGACAGAGTATCAAGAGAATTGTGAACGATGGGCTGCTAGTTTAGGCTGGAGTTGGGAACTATGAATTTTACTCATGCAGTTGTTGATGATGGTGAGATCATTCGTAAGCATCGTTGGTCTAAACGTGAAGCAAAATGGTATAAAGACACTCACCCAGATGTGCAAGTTATAGAATTACCTAAAGAACCTGTTAAACCTTTTAACACTAACGATTATGAGGAAGCACCTTTCTAATGAATTATAGAAACAAGAAATTGTTAGAAGTAGTTCGTGAGTTTCCTTGTGCTATGTGTGGTAAACAAGATGGAACAGTTTGTGCTGCTCACTCTAATCAACAACGTGATGGCAAAGGCACAGGAATTAAAGCACATGATTACAGGATCGCTAGTCTTTGCTATATGTGCCATGATATGATAGACAATCATAAAGAATTAGATAAGCATGAACGAGTTGAGGCATGGGAATCTGCTCATCGTAAAACTATTGGTTGGTTGTTTGAAAAGGAGATAATTAAAATTGGGTAAAGGTTCTGGAAGAAGACCATTATTAATTTCTGAAAAAGAAGCAGAAGATAATTGGAATAAAATATTTGGAAAGAAAAAACAATCTCGCATTGATACTGTAGGTCAAAATGGTAATGATGGATTGCATTATGAATACGAATTAAACAAGTCAACAGGTGAAGTAGAAAAACGTTTTATTGATGGAGTATCTAAACCTAACGAAAGTCAATTTGATGGCGACTAGCCCAACGCAGTTAAGTCTTAAGAAGTTAAGAGAAGAAGGCTACCTTGTTGCTATTACAGAACGATGGAACGCTTTCGCAAAGATAAGACAGGACATGTTTGGATTCATAGATTTACTTGCTATCAAAGATGGTGAAATACTTGCAGTTCAAACTACATCAGCTAGTAATATGTCAGCAAGGGCTAATAAAATTGCAGATAGTGAGCATGTAGGAACAGTTCGTAAGAGTGGTATGAAAATACATATTCATGGATGGGCTAAATCTGGAAGAAAGTGGGAATGTAAAGTGATGGATGTATCGTGAAACCACATCAAAGACAATACGAAGTACATGGTAAATCAGTTAATCTAGAAAAGTTTAGAATACACATTTTAGATCTCATTGATAATGACGCATTAACTATTCCACAAATAGCAGTTGCATTAAAGACTGATGCTAGAAGACTTATGGGCGTATTGTACAATATGCACGCAGCAGGTTTGGTTCATGTCAACAAACAGAATAGATTTCTTATATTTTCAAAGGTTAAAGTACCAATGTTGCAAGATATATATCATCCTATGCCAGACTTTAGCGATAGGATTAAAAGTATTTATATTCATTCAAGCGAGGAATAGATGCACATAGACAGGTTAAAGCAAATACTAGATGATTGGGCTTTATGGATGCACGCACCAAGTACGAAGCTAGGATATCCAAGTAAATCATTGGGCATGATTAGCGGTGGCGAGTCTACTAGCGATGCTTTTGAGGACATGGTATCAGAGATGGATATGACCAATGTCAGAACAATTGATGCAATTATAAGCAGTCTTGATCCAGACCAGAAGGATGCAGTTTACGCTAGATACCTTAAGACTTCTAAATACGATGATTATGAATATCAACTGGCACTAGCATTTGATAACATGCTAACTATGGCTTCTAGGCGTATTGTCGCTTGACAGTAGAATATGTTTTATGATATAATTCGGTTGTTGGGATAGTCTCGCCCAGCATTTCCGTATTAGTTTTAAGCCCTTGTAAATAAAGGGCTTTTTTTATGGGTAAAATATGAAGAAGCCAACAACAAAAGCAGGTAAAGCTGCAAAAGTTAAAAAAGTAATGTCAGAATTCGGTAAAGGTCAATTAAATGTTGGCAAATCACCTAAAAAAGTGAAGTCTCAAAAGCAAGCTGTCGCTATTGCCTTATCTATGAGTGGTCAATCAAAAGGCAAAAAGAAATAGCAAAAGTTTCAATCAAAATGTAGAAAAATCAGGTGAAAAATCCATTTTCTAAATTAAATTTCGCCAAAAGATTTTAGATACATTTTCTCACATATGTGGTATTGAGAATGAGAATCATTCTCATTAATGCTTTTGGGTACAGTTAGCCCTTGAAGCTGTGACAAGTTTTTAAAAATAGTCTTTTCTTTAAGCAATAGAAGCCCCTTGCAATTAAATACAATTTAAAAAAGCCCCCTATAGAGGCTATAGAGCCATTTTTTATTAGTTCATAGGTTGACCCCTATAAAAAGAAAAAGGGGCGTTAAAACCCCTTATTTTGATTGATTTATGATGTATTTGACCGCCTTTTTAGTAGGTACGAATAAGAAAGTCTTATTTATTAGCCTTTGGTCATTATGTTTGATTAGGTCATTAATAAACATGGCTAAATCCATGTTATTAAATTGTTTAATGGTCTTTTCTCTCATGTTTAAAACGTACATATAAAACCCCTTATTTAGATTGTAGATATTCGATAAAAAGCTCTTCTACGATGTTATAAGCCTCATTTTCAGACATTGGCTCATAATCATCAGCTTCAAAGATTAAAGCATCATTCGCCCACGCTTTGAGACTGTTAGCTTCTTTATCGAATGAATAATTAAACTTATTCATAATTAACCTTTCGTTTAAATGGCTAAAATTAGCCCTAAAAAGCCCTAAATTAAGGCTTTTTAAGATAACTCTAGAATGACAGTAACAGCAATAGCCAACAATAAAAGCTGATAAAGCCAAATAGTAAATAAAAGAATTGTTTTAATAA